ATGCTGTATTGACCTCGTGGGAGGAAGATAACGATATCTATCAGCAGATGGGCGTTGAAATCTTAAATCCGCTGGAGAATCAAGAGGTACTGAGAATCATCGATGCTGAGTACCGCAAGAGCCAAAGCGAGTTATCCAACCTCACGCGCACGACCATGAACCAATCACAGGTTGACCTTATGAACATGCTGGACGAGGCTGAATTTCGCGTTTCAAGCGGCGTGCAAAGCTATTCGGCGGCGGTGTGTGACATACTCGACAGGTACGCGGGGAAAGGGATATATGTGTACTATCCCGCGGGAACCAGACGGACGCTGGAGGCTGCGGTGAGGTGCTGTGTGGTCACAAGCATGAATCAGACGGCGGCACAGATGCAGAACCAATATATCATGGATACTGGCGTATCGTATATTCTCACCTCGGCGCATCTGGGGGCGCGTGTTAGGCAAAAAGGACAACCCCCGCTGGCAGGACATGATACCTGGCAAGGTCGTGTTTTCTCCATAGTCGGGAGCGAACCGGGAATCCCGAATTTGTTAGAATCTACCGGATATGACATAGACCCGCAGACCGGGAACGGAACGGTTGTCAATCCGCTGGGGTTGCATGGGTATAATTGCCGCCACGGACACAAGCCCTGGTCAAAAGACCTTAGGAACCCCTATCTTGACGAAAACGGAAACCTCAAAATAGACACCGAAGAAAACCGCAAGGCATATGAACTGTCGCAGAAACAGCGCGGCATGGAACGAAAAATACGCGAGACCCGGCGGCGGCTGATGATGAAACAACAGGAGCTGGACAGCATAGCCGAAACGGATGTAAAGGAAATCCTACAGCCAGAATATGACAAGCTGGCGTACAAGCTCACCCAGCAGAATAAGGCATACAACGATTTCTGCAAAGACAACGATTTACAGCCGCAGTACGACAGGAACGCTGTCAGCGGATGGAAAGCGGCGCAGGCGCGCCAAGCCAATGCGGGCGCTAAACGATACAAAAAAGCAAAGGAGGAAACGCCATAAGGACATAGGGCACTGCTTGAATATGAAAATTTATGATTTCACACGCAAAGAGCTGGAGCATCTGGAGAGCGAATGCAATTTCACCCCAGATGAATTGGCGCTATTCCGGCACCGGGCAAAGGGAACGCCCCTTGAGATGTGCGCGGAGCTGATGAACGTGAGCCACGCCACGGCAAAGCGGATCAGCAACAGGATACGAAAAAAGATTGAGAAAGTGAGCCGAAACTGAGCCTTTTCTGAATCTTAACAGAGACTTTTGAGACACTAATCTGAACTGGTTAGTGTCTTTTTTTGTGCCTAAAATAAGGGCATAAAAGCAAAGGAGATATGATATGTACCCTTATCCAGCATATAGCCAGTATGGCATGAACGCACAACAGAGAATGGAGCAGATGCAGGCGCAGTATCCGCAGTTCGGGCAGCAGCCCATGTCACCGACACCAGCGGCGGTAAGCCCTCAGAATGTGAACTGGATATACGTCACAGGTGCGCAGGATGCAAGAGATCACATCGTGCAACCCAATCAAACGGCGTGGATGATGGATAATAATGAACAAAAGTTCTATTTGAAAAATGCGGATGCTTTGGGAACTACGAGTTTTAAAGCGTACAGATTTGAGGAAATCACGGACGGACAGACGGCAGCACCGCAAATCGACCCGACCATGTATGTCAGCCGGGCAGAATTTGACGAATTGAAAGCCCAAATAGAGAAATTATCACCAAACAGCAAAGCGAAAGCATCTAAGGAGGCGCAATCATGAACCCTTTAGCAAATATGGGCGGCGCGGGAATGGGCAATAACCCGATGGCGATTATGCAGAGATTTCAAGAGTTCCGCAGACAGTTCCCGCAGAATGCAAACCCCAACGAGATTTTGAACAATCTACTGAGCAGCGGGAAAGTAACACAGGCACAAGTGGAACAGGCCACGCAGATGGCGCGACAATGGGGATTGATTAAGTAATGACTAAGTTTGGACTAAATCTATGACTAAACTTGGACTAATCTAGGACTACTTGGACTAAATCAGTATATGAGCAGTGCACGGCTTTATATAAATAAAGATTAAGGAGAAACACACATGAACGAGAACTTCAGCCTTTCAGACGTTGCGGCAGCAGTCGGCAACAGAGACGATGGGTTTGGCAATGGCGGCGGCGCATTATGGCTGGTCATTTTTGTCATTTTCGCTTTTATGAATGGAAATGGATTCGGCGGGAACAATGGCGCGCTTACTGAGGCGGCGATGTGTTCGATGAACAACTTCGCGCAGTTAGAAAATTCCGTTGGCAGACTGGCAGACAGCCAGAATAGCCAGAACCTGATGCTGTCACAGGCGGCAAGCAACCTTGGCTATCAGACCTTGGAGCAGTTCGGGCAGTTAAGCCGTGACCTTTGCACCGGATTTGCAAATGGCGTGGCAGCCACCAACGCGGCGGCGGCACAGGCGCGGGAATGCTGCTGCGAAACCCAGCAGGCAATTCTGGAGAACCGCTATTTGGCGGCACAGAACACCGCTGAGATTAACGCGAATACTACCGCACAGACCCAGAAGATTTTGGATGCGCTCTGTACGAACCGCATGGCGGACATGCAGAACCGCATTAATCAGCTGGAGATTCAGGCGGCTACCGCTGGCGTGGTGAGATACCCCAGCGCATTTGCATACAGCGCAGGCGCAAATCCGTTCTGCGGAGGATCCTGCGGATGCGGGAACATCTAAATAACGGCCACATCGGCTAGGCTAGAGGGTGTGGGAGACTGCACCCTCTAATTATTTTCGGAAAGGAAACAGAAAATGAAAGAAAGAATCCAAGATAAATTAAACCAGCACGTTGAGGAAATTCTTGCGAAAAATGCTATAAGCAACGAGGAATGCCTTGTACTTTTCAATGTCTTGCAAAAAATAGAGAAGGAAGAAAAAGAAAAAATAGAGGCCGAAAAGGCAGAAGAGGCAAATAGGAAATACAGAGAACACATGCAGGCACTTTACGGAGTGCTCAACGATAACTAGGAGGTAAAAACATGTCAAAATCAGCTATATACACAGCAAACACCACAGCAAACGCAATCACCCTCACGGCGGCACAGCCCACAGCGGCTATCCCGCTTGGCACGGTTATTCGCAGATTTGGACGGAATATCCAGTTGTCCGGGAATGGCATTCTGATTGACGGCGAGGGATACTATGATATCAACGCATCAATCACATTTACCCCGGCAACGGCTGGCAACTACACGATCGCATTATACCGTGATGGCGTGGCAATCCCCGGGGCTACCCAGACGGTGACGGCAACGGCAACATCTACGGTAGCCATTAACATTCCGGCTATCGCCCGGTTACAGTGCTGCGATAGTTCGGCAACGATTCAAGCGGTCATCTCCACCACCGCGACACTCCCGGCAACAATCGCTGTGAACAATGTTGGCGTGACCGTGGATAAATTATGACAAACGGACAGCTTGACGCGATGGACGTTCTTTCCATAGCATCTTTCCTGATAGGCTATGAGAATCTCATAGAGAACAGGGAACAGAGCCGGGAGAACGATGTAAGCGCGGCAAACGACAAGCAAGCGAAATATCTGCTGGACGAGATAGGAAAAAGACTGGACAAACAGGACGAGGCCCTTGACCGTCTGGCAGAGATGCTTGCGGAAAGGAGAACGGATGGCGATTAACTTTAAGAGCAAAAAAGATGCCGCCACGCTGGAAGAGATCTATGCTGAGATCAGCGCAAGGCAGGTCGCGGCACTGATGTTGCATGGACAGATGGCAGATTATTTTGACTTCCTCAGCCTGCACGGCTACAAGCGGATGCACGAATACCAGTATTATTCCGAATCCATTGAGCGGCGCAACGTATCTATGTACTACATTAACCATCATGGGAAATTGCTCCCGGACACATTCAGCGGCGATATCAGTGTAATTCCCGATGGCTGGTACACGGCAAACAGAATCAGCGTAGGCAAGGCAACCAAGCAGAAAGCGGTAGAAGATGGATTTGCGGCATACCGTGACTGGGAGACGGAGACAAAAGAGGTTTACAGCCACTATGCCCGAAAACTCCGGGAGCTTGGAAATGAAGCGGATGCCCTCTTTGTAGATGGGCTTGTGGACGATGTGGACTGTGAATTAAAACAGCTTGACCGGGTAATGCTTGACCTCATTTCGTGCGGCTACGACATGGTATACATCGTGGAAAGCCAGAAGGAAATGCATGAAAAATACAAGCGAAAAGAGAAAGAACTGAGGTGATGGCATGGGAAACATAATGGAAGTGCTGAAAAACCAGCTGGAATGTGAGATCAAGAGCGCGGAGGAAAAGCTGACGCGGGACAATCTGGACAACATGTACAAGCTGGCGTGTCTGATTGAAAACCTTGGCGAACACAAATCGGATGAATCAGCCGAAACAGTGATTAAAAAGTATTCCAATGGCAGATACGATCACAACATCGACGCGCTCCACGATGCTTATATTGCGTCCAAACAGCAGTACCGTGAGAACGGAGATCAGGGGCACCGGGACAAGATGATGGAGTGTGTTGGACGGCTGATAACTGAGGTACATGACTTAGTATCTCAAATTCTGCTCGATTGCGACACAAGCGATGAAAGGAAACTTATTCAGAGGCAGATTCAAATGATGGCAAATATGTAGAATAAAATATGTACAAATAAGAGAAAAAGCCGTGATACAATATATGAGAAATAATAAACACTGCCTATCCAACGGATAGTGGCAAAAGAAAGGTGGGATTTCAATGTACGAACTGGTTGAAGTGAGACAAAACGATGTCTTTACAAACAGTAAAATTGTTGCGGATGGAACAAATAATCAGCACCACTCTTTACAAAAGATAATTTTAAAATATTACGAAGATATAAGTGATTTTGGGGAAATTAGGTTTATAGATTTAAAATCCACAAACCTAAACGGAGGTAGACCGGAGCGGATTTATTACCTTAACGAAGAACAAGCTACCTTTGTAATAACATTGTTGAGAAATTCAAAATCCGTGGTTGCATTTAAAAAAGAACTGGTTCGACAGTTTTATGCTATGCGGCGTTTCCTGATTGAAAAACAATCTAAGCTGTGGACTGACACAAGGGAAGTTAGCAAACAGAACCGTCTAAAGGAAACGGATGTAATAAAGATGCTTACCGAATATGCAAAAGAACAGGGCAGTGAGCATTCTGATAAACTGTATTTAGCATATACGAAACTTGCCAAAACAGTTATCGGTGGAAAACGGGATTACATGACAGCCAGCGAGATAAACAACATCACTCTGGTTGAAAGCATCATCAAACAGACCATAGAAATTGATATGTCAATGGGAATGGACTACAAGGACATATACAAGGATTGCAAAGACAGGATAGAACGATTTAAGGACATTACATATTTGACAGCGTAAATATGTACAAATTATTTTTAGAATGGTGTTACAATAGAATCATCAAATGAAGTCATTTGGTATACCTCCAATTAGAACGGCGCACGGCTTATCGTCATCGGTAGACCGTGCGATTCTATTTTGAGAAAAGAGGCCTAAATATGGCAAGCCCAAAAGGATTTATTTTGTATCGCATATGGTACAAGGAATGTATAGCATATCTCGGAAGAACAAAACAGCCATTACAAGCACGTATTCGAGGGCATATGTTTAATAAGCCTATGCACAGGAATATCGACATACACAATGTGTCAAAGATTGATTATACAATGCTAAAAACCGAAGCGGATATGAATCTCTATGAGATTTATCTTATAAATCTATGGAAACCACCGCTAAACGTAGATGATAAAGCGAAAGACGAATTAACCATCATATTGCCGGGTTTAGAATGGAAAGAATTTGTTCCCGCAAAATGGGATGAATGGAAAACACAATTAAAATCAGATGATATGTGGGGCTGGCACAAGACAAGGAACGATAGAATCATGGATAATTTTTTGTGTTAACAAGGAACTGGAAAGAGAGGTAGAAAATGAGTAGAGAGATATTATTTCGCGGGAAAGACGAAAACACGGAAAAGTGGCTAGAAGGTTCGCTGACAATATCCCAAGGGGATGAGGATATATACTGGATTTTTACAGCAATATCAGAGGTCAAGGACGCACGCAGGTTTTCCGCAGAATGCAGTGCGCGCCCCGTATTAAAGGATACAGTGTGCGAATACACCGGATTAACAGACGATAATGGAAAGAAGATTTTTGAAAACGATATATTAAAACTGCACGATAAAAATACTGATTACACATGGTATGCGAAAGTAGTATTTGGAAATCCTCATGGCGAATATACATGGGGATGGAACCTTATTCCACTGACAACCTTTGACGGAAATACAGATATTTTATTGTGGATAGACATGCCACGGACTACATGTGAAATTGTTGGAAATGCAATAGACCATGAAGAGATGTTTAAATGTTGTTGCGTTGCAGAAAAGAAAGAGGTGTAGTATGGGGGCGGCTAAGCGACGCAGTATCGTTTGATGAATTTGACAATCCAGAATTGTTATAAGATTGGGAGAAACGAATGGAGTATATTGTGATAATTATACTAGGAATTACGGCTATATTGTTCGGATATATCTGCTGGAAACTGCCAGATCTCTTTGCCCATGATATATGTGATTTAAAAGCGATTAGGCTATTCATATATAAACACATTAACGGTATTTTCATAATATGTCTAAGCGTGTTTATGGCTTCTTTTTCATATTTTTTAATTTGTGCCGCGTATTTATTGTTGGTCATAATTGGCCATTAAAAGATTAAAAAAATATGTACAAATTATTCCCGGCTGTAGTGTATAATAAAACCATGGAAGATTGCAGGATAAATGTATTAGGAACAATATACGAAATAAAGTTCAAGAACGTCATCGCGGACAGCTATTTGAAAAACTGCGATGGCTATTGTGATTATACATTGCACCAAATTATTATCAGCAAAGATAATGTCAATGAGCTTGGCGATTTTGAATCAAATCAGAAACGAGCGTTGCGACATGAAATCGTTCATGCGATGTTGGCAGAAAGTGGGCTACAAGCAAACTTCTGCCACGCTGGTATAGGCCACGATGAAACAATGGTGGACTGGATAGCAATTCAGTTCCCAAAACTGATGGATATATTTACACAACTTAATATTTTGAGGTGACAATGGACAAGTTTATATATTGCCCGATTTGTAATAATAAGACCCGGCAGACGATCCGCGAAGATACAGAAGCGAAGAATCTCCCCGTATATTGCCCTAAATGTAAGAACGTCACATACATGGATGTAAAAGACGGGAAAACGACATATGCGGGCGTAAAGTGAAATAGAAAATTCGAAAAGTTAGAGCCAGACGTTTAGACGCAGAGCCATGAACTGTTAATAGCAGTTTGTGGCTCTTTTTATTTTGCTTGCTACTTTTTCATAAATATCTCTCTCAAATAGGCACTATCGAAGTTCGTAGGCTGGAACGTGCGGCGCAAGCCGTTCGGCGGGGGTTCGAATCCTCCCGGTAGTATTACCTTTCCAGAGGTTTATCTGGATGAATCCAAACCGCTGACGGGCGGTATATAAAAGGCGATTAGGAGGATAAACGCAACATGAAAAACATTGAACAGATTTTGAAAGATGCCGGGGTTGAGATCACGGACGAACAGAAAGCAGCTATCAACGATGGTGTGGCGAAGAATTACAAGACCGTGGCAGAGCATGACAAGCTGGCAAAGAAGCTGGAGACCGCAGAGGATGCAAACAAATCCTTGCAGTCACAGGTGGATGATTTGCAGGAGGCTGTCAAGGCGTTTGACGGCGTGGATGTGGACAAGCTGAACAAGGCTGTCGAGGACGCAAACAAGCGCGCTGAGGATGCCGAAAAGGCCGCAGAAGCGAAGATTTATGAGCGCGATTATGCGGATGCATTGAAAGATGCGATGTCAGCCTATGAGTTTACATCAGAAGCGGCGAAACGTGATGTTATGTCACAGGTCAAGGCGGCAGAGCTGAAACTGAAAAACGGAAAACTCCTTGGACTGGATGACCTTATCAAAGATATTAAAGCTTCGGATTTCACCGCATTTGTTGACTTGGAAGCAAAGAAGGCCGCCGAGGATGAAAAAAAAGCGGCAGATGACAAAAAGAAAACCGAGGATGAAGCAAAAAAGAAAGCCGCAGAAAGCGCACCGAAATTCACTGATAAATCTGGCGGCACGCCGCCCGCGAACCCCGAAGACAAACCGCTGTTCAATTTTAGATTTAACCCCATTAGGGACACAAAGAAAGGATGATAAAAGATGCCTGATGCATTAAATTATGCTGTGGAATATAGCAGAGAATTGGCGAACGCATATCCCCAGGTGCTGCATTTTGCGGCGCTGAGAAGCGCAGAGAATGATAACCGCTATAAGATCGTGGACGCAAAGACAATCCGGATCCCGATTCTGACCACCACCGGACGGACAAACGCTGACAGGGACACCATCGGGAAAACAAGCCGGAATTTCTCCAACGACTGGGAGGATAAAACCCTTACTTTCCACCGAAAGTGGAAGACGCTGGTGCATCCATTGGACATTGACGAAACCAATCAGGTCGCGTCTATTGCGAATATTACTCAGACATTCAACGAGACCCAGAAATTCCCGGAGATGGACGATTATCTGGTATCGAAACTGTATTCAGACTGGACAGAGGCGGGCGGCAAGGCCATTACCGATACCCCGACTGTGGACAATATTCTGGAGCTGTTTGACACCCAGATGCTCAACATGGACGAGGATGATGTGCCCGCAGTGGGCAGGATTCTCTATGTCACCCCGGCGGTGGAGAAGATTCTGAAATCTGCGGAGGGACTGGCGCGGCAGATCATGGTGCAGAACAACGATGGCAGAGTTGCCCGGCTGATCTCAAACCTTGATTCTGTCCAGATCGAGAAGGTTCCCAGCAAGCACATGCTGACAGCATATGATTTCACGACTGGTTCCGTGAAGGGCGCAAGCGCAAAGCAGATTCACATGTTTCTTGCGCATCCGTCCTGCGTGATCACTCCGGAGCAGTACGAGTTTGTAAAGCTTGATCGCCCCGGCGCAACCACAGAGGGCAAGTGGGTGTATTTCGAAGAGTCATACGGCGATGCATTCATTCTGAATCAGCGCACCCCCGGCTTACAGTACGTTGTTGAGGCGTAGGAGGCGAAAATATGGCGATTGGAAATTATATCCGTGTTTTAAAGGGAAATCAGGAACTGCTGATTTCCCCTACGGAAAAAGATAAGTACCTCTCAAACGGGTACAGCGTAATTTCGGAGGACGGCACTGTTGAGGAACAGGGCGTGAAATCTAATCACGCATTAAAGACAGAGCTTGACGCGGCAAACAAGCGAGTTGCTGAGCTGGAAGCAGAAAACGCAAAGCTGAAAGGCAAGCGCGGAAAGACAGAGTCTGAGTAAAGGAGACGGGCATGGCATACTATGCTGACTATGAATTTTACAATTCCATATACGGAGAAAATGCCGTGCCCGAAACCGACTTTAACAGGCTGGCGTGGGATGCGCAGAAAAAGCTTGACAATGCCACGTTCGGCAAACTGAAATTTGCATTCCCGGAAAACGAAGATGATGCTGAATCTGTCAAGCGATGCATGTGCGCCGTGATTGACGTTGCGGCGAAAATCGAAGCTGCGGAACAGCGGGTATCACAGGGACAAGGCTATGTGGCAGATGAAACCACCGGGGCAATCCGGGGCAAAGTTATCTCCAGCGTGTCCAGCGGTAGTGAAAGCGTGTCATACACGGCGAAATCAGAAAGCGGCAGCACGATGATTGATGCGGTGCTGTCTGACCGGAAAGCACAGGAGCATTTGTATGCTGACATTATCCGCGACTATCTGCACGGCGCAAGGGATGCAAACGGCGTGAATCTGTTGTATGCGGGCGTGCCGTACCCGGGGAGAAAAAGATGAAACAGTGTAAGAAATGCGGAAAAGAATTGCCCGGCGCGTGGAGCACAGACAAGTGTCTTGAATGTTCCAGAAAAGCGATACGGGAAATATTCAAAGAATATCCAGAGGCGAAACAGGCATTCAAGGAGAGCGTCGCGGAAATGAAAAAGCCGGAACATATGGACGCAATGGCGAATAACACCGTGGACTTTATGCGGGCTATTCAGAAAGCTCAAAAGACTGAAAAAAGGCGGGGACTATGGGAATAGGGGCGTGAGTTCCATGCCCCGTTAGAAAGTGAGGACTATATGGAATTAAAAGACACTATCGAACTTATGAACAGTTCGGATTACAAGGACAGATTTCGTGCGGAATATCAGCAGAATGTAATTAGACTTACAAAACTGAATGCAATGCTTGAAAAGTGGGACAGAGGAGAGCTGAATTTCGCTCCCACCTGTCCGAGAAGCACATATAACATGCAGGCAAAGGCTATGGCTGATTACATTGCAGTCCTTGAAGCAAGGGCGGTGATGGAGGGAGTGGAGCTGTAACGTGGGACTTGGCTACCATGACAGCATAATTGTATACAACCGTTATGTCTCTGGCGTAGGAGAAACTGAATATTACGTAGGCACGCGCTTTGACCATGTACGCTTAGAACTGACACAGGGAGCGAACATACGCGCAAGCGGAATGGAAAACGCAGATGCGTGCCTTGCAAAGATTCCCAACGTCAATCTGCCCTACAAGCCGCCTAAGGTGTGGCTGAACCTCCCGAACGAGGATAAGCTGGGATATTTCACATTTAACCCGGACATGAAGGATTTCTTTGCAATCATCAAGAGCCCGGAACTCGGGATTGATGTGGAAGATTTGCCGACTGGGCTTGTGGCAAGCGCAGATTACAGTAAAAAGGGCTTTTATGATTACGTCCGGGGGAAATACGGATACACATATGCAATTCACACGGCTGATGTGTATGAGCTGATTCCGAGATTTGAGGTGAGCGGGCAGTGAGCGAACAGGTTGAGTTACTTGGAAAAACTGAATATGCCAATATTGGAGAACTGCTGCTGCATCTGGTAGCGCAATGCCCGTTGATTGACGAAGATATCCCGGTGAAATACCAGAGCATGGATTCAGATTCATGCGTGGGGATTTTTACCTATCCCGGCGCGAAATATCTGAAAAAGAATGTCATGGGCGGCTATACCGCGCAGATTAAATTTCAAATTGCTTACAAGGGCTATGGAACCAGCAACCAGAACAACATTGATAATCAGGCACTTGTGGATTCCATCATGGATTGGCTGGAGAATGTGAAGGAGCTGCCCGCGCTGCCGGGCGGTATCGTGATTACGAAAGTCGAGGCGCTGAACAGCGCGGCGGCGGCTGAGACCACCGGGGATGACAACAGCATTGTATTCGCCGCAGATGCCACGATGGAATACGAGGCAGAATAAATAAACACCGACTTGCAAATAAAGCAAGCCGCTGACCCCTCAAAGCTATGGGGTAGAAAGGAATAAGCATGGCTGAGAAGACTGGAAAAATCCTCAGAGGATGCCGGGCGATGTGGCTGACCTTTGACAACAAAGGGTTCACTTGCCTTGGCAAAGATTCTGATGATATGTCGATTGACACGAACCCGGACACTGAACAGACCAAGAATGTCCAGGGCGAAACCACATTTAACCACAACGGATACACCCCGTCATTGTCCAATGATAGCTATCTGGCAAGGTATGAGGATGCAATCTATCCGAACCTCCAGAACATCGTGAATACGCTGGCAGTGGATGATGAGACAATCGGGGCTACGATGATCGTGACAACTCTCGACCAGGAAGTGAAGGACGCAACCGGAGCCACGACGCTGACCGGAACGGGCTACAGCGTTCCCGTGAAAGTTGTGGTAGACAATGACGGCGGTTCTACTTCTGGATACGGCATTCCGTTTACAGTATACGAGGACGGTGCGAGAACCCAGGGAACCGTGAGTGTCACGGATAAAGTGCCGACATTCACAGCTGGCGGCGCATCCAGCGCGTCACTTGATTAAGGTATTGGGCTAACCGCTTAATATATCGGGGAGCGTACCTTTCCATCGTTCCCCGATTTGGAAAGGATATTAAGAATGAAAAACAAAAATGATTATGAATTTCAAAGTACATCCAACAAAGCGATAACAATCAAGGTCAACAACAAGGGCGAATATATCTCCATTAACCCGGATGATGCGACCTTGTTTGACCGATTTACAGCCGGGTACAAGCGTATCACCGAGCTGGCAACCGAAGCCCATAACAAAATGGAGGAAATCGGGAAGAAATACGAGGGCAAAGATGATTATGATTCAGCCATAAACTATGCCACTGAAATGGCAAAGGAGAACGTTTA